GGGTGTTTTACTTCTTACGCCAGGAACGACGAAAAGCTCGGTTATTATGCCGGTTCAGGAAGACGATCTTGTCTTACTGATATTCTCGGAAAAAGCCCTAGAAAATTGGGGACTCGGAAAGATTCCCGCGAACGGAGTTTACGGTCGTCAATTCGATCTCAGCGACGCCTTTGCAATTCCGATGAATTTTAACACGATGAGCACAACCGAAAATTCGAACAATGAAGACATGGTTTTGACCCATAACGGTCAAAAAATAACCATCAAAAACAGCGGAGAAATCGATATAGGGTCAACTTCTCTTAATACATTGATGACATCGCCGGCAATCACATATTTAATGGCTTTGATTGATGCCGCTGCGGTTAATTTTACGAGCGGCGGATATGCCGCGGCTAAAGCAACAAACCAGCCTCTTTTAAACTTGAGCGTCACCACTGAGGTAAAGGCCCAATGATCGACGAAACACTGCATGGAGTAGTCACGACAAACGGCGTATGGGATGATTCGGACGTATCCGGTATCGACCAAGTTGCTCAGCATATCGAAATCCGCCTCCGTCTCATTTACGGGGAATGGTTTTTAAACACGCAACTTGGGGTACCGTGGTTCGAAAAGGTTTTTGTGAAAAACCCCGACTTGTCTGCAATCGATATTATTATTAAATCGACGATCACCGAAACTCCCGAAGTTACGGGAATCGTTCAATATTCATCGTCTATTGATCGGCCAACTAGAAAACTTGTTGTTTCCTTTCAGGCATCAACGATATACGGAGAAAACGTGACATTTCAAAATATGGAGTTATAAATGGCTACTTATGGTATCACCGCAACCGGCTTTGTTAAACCAAGTATCGCTGATTTGATTGTGGATTTTCAAACGGCATATTCCGCGATTAAGGCGAATCCAAACTTTGCACCCGATTCAAAAATAAGCCTTCAAATCGGCGTTATGGCAAAAATGCTTGCTGACTCCTGGGACGCGCTTGAAGGAATCTATAACGCACCCTTTCCGGCAACCGCCGACGATGCCTCTATACCCAACGTGATGGACCTTGTGGGCTTGCAGATGCTTCCCGAGTCAAAATCGCAGGCCACGTGCCAGTGTACCGGCGATCCGGATACGGTTATCGAAATCGGAACCCAAATAGCAAATGCAAATACCGGCGATCTGTTCGCGGCAACAGAAAAAATTACCCTTCCGCCTTCTGGGGTTAAGGATTGTTTGTTTCAAGCGATAGTTGCTGGTCCTGCCAATGTTGAGGCAGGGACTCTGACCACGATTATCAATCACATTACAGGATGGAGCGGTGTCACCAATGCTCAAGAGGGCACGGTAGGCAGAATATCTGAAACCGTCACCGAAGCTAAAATTCGACGCGCGCAAAGTCTACAGGTGATAGGGGCGAGCGCAATCGACGCAATTGTGTCGCGCGTTCTCAATGAGGTTCCAAACGTTACATCGTGCATGGGATTTACGAACCGAACTATGTCCGTCGATTCCGATGGGCGCCCGCCGAAATCAAATGAGATTCTGGTTGTCGGCGGTGTAAAAGAGGATATCGGGAAAAAACTCTGGGAATGCACCGCAGGAGGAATTGAACTTTATGGAACTCAATCCGCGAGTGTTATCGACTCTCAGGGTAATACCCAGGTTGTGTATTATACCATTCCGGTTTCAATCGAAGTCATGGTTGAGATAACGATAACGAAATACAACTCAAAAAGGTTGCCGACGAATTACGCCGAGTTAATTAAAAATGCTGTGGCTGCCTACGGAAACGCTTTTCCCATAGGTCAGGACTTGATAACGTCTCGGTGGGTCGTTCCGTGTTATGGCATTGATGGAGTCGATGAGGTAACGATACAACACAAAAAGGCTAGTGGTGGATTTACTACGAGCGATATTGTCATGGCGTACAATGAAAAAACTTCAATCGATCCAAGTACCGACGTGTTTGTTTTGGGAGGTCCGGTATAATGGCAATTACACCCATTACCAATTACGAGGATCGAGCCGAAAGCCTTGTCCCTGAATTTTTAAAGCGCGATCCCATTACCGGCGACAAGTCGTTTTTCGTTATGGAGCTTCGGGCGTTCGCCGCACAGGTTCAAATATTGGAAAATGCCGCAATGGGAGTATACTTTTACCGCGGCATCGATGCGGCGCTTGTTTATGGGGCGGCGCACGGCTTCGGAAACGATTCGACTCAAAATCCAATACTCGACGGCATCGGTAATATCGTAGGGCAACCGAGAAACCTTTTAACGAACGTCCAGTATGCGCTCACGATAAAAGCGAAAATCCAGATGAACGCTTCTCGGGGGGAACCCGAGCGAATCATTTCCGCGGCCCAGGCAATAACCACTACACCTGGAAATACTCCCATTAAAGTTAATTATTTCAGCCAGTTTCCAGCAGGCATACTTCTTGATCTTGAAAACCCAGAAATAATTCCGGTTAGCTTACAACAAATCATGGAAAGCGTGGTCAGTGGAGGAGTGAGCATTGTTATTTCCGCAGATTATGGAAACATGTTCAATTTTACAAGTAACGATAGCAGTGAGAGCGATACCAGCGATACACTTGGATTTAATGAGGATGGCGATACGTTCGGCGGTCAATTGGCAGAACAATTAATCTAGGAGAAAAAGAGATGGCTACTGACATTTTTGATAATTATGGCAACGCAATTTATCCCGATTTTGCGGTCAATACCGATGGAAGTAATCACGATGTTGTCGATCCTACGAGTGGTAAAAACAACGTTATTATGCCTTCATCCAGCCTTCAATTGACCGGCTGGCTGTATAAGCAAAAACCGCCGAGAAATACATTTAACTGGCTTCACCGATTGACAACTCAGTGGATACGGTGGCTTTATGGTAAGGTAGATGGCCTTATGGAAGACATGACTACAGCACAGGGAAACATATCGACGTTGCAAGGAGAAAATGCAACTGCAACAAAAAATGTGAAAATAACAACCAGCTACTTGACAGTAGAACAAACAGCAACATTATATTTTGTTAAGAGGGGAAAAAATGTTACAGTATCAATACCTGTTATGTTTGGAATTTCAAACAGCAATGCCCTTATTATTGAAACATCGGATAGTTCCGATTTGCCGTTTTTTCCAACCCACAGTTTGACAGTGTTCCCATGTATAGTTATTGATGATACCGCATATTGTCCCGGACAAGTGACGTTTGGTAGTAGTCACTATACATTAAATTTTGCTTGTCTCCCGGCTGTATCAGACGGCAACAAGGTTAGTTTTGGAGACACTAATTTTAAAACAAGCGGCAATAAGGGTGTTCCTCCACAATTTATCACTTATCAAACTTCTTAATCTAATCCGGTTCCTCCGTACCGGATATGTCCGCTCGCGCGGACACGGTAGGCGGTTCGAAAGAGCCGCCTACTCTTTAAAGAAAGAGGAAAACATGGAATGCAAACATCATGAAAAAATTGAGGAATGTATTGAAACTCTCAAGCGGAACGATGAAAAGCAATGGGCAATTCTGGATAAACTCAGACGAGACGTTGCGTTGATTGTTGGGGGAATTGCCGCTATTCAGTTTGTTGCAACAATTGGTGTGTATTTATTGAAATAATAAGGGTTTAGATACAAATTAATCATTTTAACGAAAGGTTTTTAAATGTCAATTACTCATGGAACTACAATGCGCGCAACCCTTGCGCAGAGCGTTTTAACCGCTGTGGATGCTGGGTCGCCCATTGCAGATTATGGAAAGATGAAAATTCTCACTTCGGCGGACGTGCTGCTTTGCACAATCACGCTTCCGAAACCGTCATTTTCAAGAACCAATGCGGTCTTAACGCTTCGCGGCGTAACCCTTTCTGGAACCGCGTCGGCAACCGGCGTGGCTGCAAAATTTATCATTAGCGACGTGTTCGATACAATTATATTTACCGGCTCGGTCGGGACCTCGGGAGCCGACTGCACAATCGACAACACTTCTGTAAATTCAGGGCAAACAATACAGGTGACATCGCTTACCTATACTTCGCCAAATTAAGG